CGGTATGTAATTTAAATGCATTGTCACCTGCGATATTACTTCCAGTTACACTATTAAAACTTAGATATGAATTTAATTTAGATCCATCAAAAACTAATAAATTTAAATTAGGATAGACTTTTCCATAAGTTGTAATAGTTGTTCCAACACCGGATTCGTGTACACCATCTTCTATACTACCACTAACAAGGTCATAACTTGTAAATGGCGCCTCCACACAGAATTGAGAATCATCTGAATCACCTGAATTGTCTATTAGTCTGAGAATCTTTGGATTTGATCCAGATACCATTACATTACTTCCGGTATGGTAATGGTTAGGTACACTGCTACCACTTAATTCTGCAAGATTAATTTCAAAATTACCAGGATCAATTCTGTGACTCAAACCATCCCTATTGAAGTTTATCACGTAAATATCGTTTGGTGTATTTTCTGTTCCACTATTGTAAAACTTAAATGTATTTTCTGGTGGTTCTAAACATAATAATTTATTCTGACCATATATTGCCCTTGAAGGACTGTCACTATAATCATAACCAATACTCAATGATCCTGAACCAAAACGGTTTCCATATGCAACCGCATAATATGATTTTTTATTACAATTATCGCAATCTGTTATTTCGTAATAATAATCTTTTGATACACTATCTTGGGTAGAACTCGTATAATAACACAATAATGACTGTGATGTATTGAATAATCCCATCATTATATTCTTTTTACTTCCACGAATTACATCTTGTCCAAATAATAATGGGTGGTATATTTTAATAGATGATTCATTACACTCTGGACTCAAAGATGGTTGTTCACCTGTTACTTTATATCCCGCCGGAAGCATATATTTTGCATATGTGTTTCCAAAATCTTTTGGTTCTCTTACATCCTGAATTGTTATTGGATTACCCATATCATCATAATATGTAAATCCCATGTAAACATTGTAACAATTATACACTTCTATATCAACACAACCACATGGATTACTTGTGTCTAATTGAAATCCTAAATATTTACATTCTTCTTTTGGAATACAATTACCGTTTTTATTCAATTCAATGCTTCCAAATTTTGGCAAACGGTCTGTAAATTCAGAAGCACCGGTATCAGAATTTATTACATCATATTCGTTTTCAGTCCAAATATACCATTGTCCAAGATTTGGACCAATTGTTTCTATTTTTGGATTTCTTGCACCAAATTGTTGCATCACCATAGTGGAAACATATTTTCCAGTATCACCCTTTGAAAATGTAGTATTATTTAATGCACGTCTTTCTGTTTCATTTGGAATGGGTGCCATTATCGGTCTTCCATTAGAATCATATGACGATAGATAGTCTATTTTTGCACCACTAACACAGAATAATTCTATGTAATGTTTTCTTAATCTCTTTATTCTATATTTGTTTATATCGAAATACCCAGCCCAGCAATCAGATCCAGCTATTGTTCTATCTATTGTTCTTTTTTCTGTTCTAACAATTTGTTTAGAAACAATATTACTTCCTTTGAATACAAAAGTTTTTCCAGGAACTATTTGAACAGCACCATCCACTCTACCCGGAGCAAGTGTTAATGATTCATATAAACCATTTTTGTATGTATCTTTATTTACATTATCCTGAATATCTTGGTAGTCGTTTGAAATTGTCTCTTTAAAATTCCACCAACCAAGCATATCACCATTACCCTTCCAAGGTTTTGTACAATCATCTGCAATTGCAGGTGGCGGTGTACCAAAACATTCTCTTTCTGTTTCGGTTAATCCTTTACAAAGAAGAACGGTTGTATCTTTATATCGTGTACTCCAATTATTTTGATATGCAGATGGTGCAAGTGACCATAAGTTCATCATTGAAGATATTTCAAGTTGAATTAATAATGCTTCAATAATTCCAGCAGACTTATAGGTATTACTTGTTGTTGAATCTTCTATTGGTTTGTAACCGAGATAATCAAAAGTTGGTAACAATCTTCCAGGAGCAGGAAATCCAGATTTCAAACCATAGTATCTTGCCAAAGAATCTATTGCATTTAATGAATTATATCCAGCAGATGAATATGTTCCACGAAGACCGAGTGGAGATGAAATACATAGATTTGATTGAGTTATATTTTTACCAGCAACAAATGGACTTCTAGTTGTAGCCATTACCGAATGGATTTCTGATAACAATGTAGTTGATATTCCAGATGTTCTTTGTGCAGACGGTGTGTAATTTAAAGCAGAATATGTTGCTTTAATAACATCTTCTAAATCAAAATACCAAGTATAGAAAAGTTTCCCCTTACCCTGTAAGAAACCTTCACCTGGAAATCTTTCTGATACATTACATGGTTCGTGTACCCATGCGTTTTTACCAGTAACACTAAATGCCGCAACTTGTTGTGCTTTTCCTGGATTATATGTAGAATTGTATGTTGTTATCTGTTGTGCAGTTAAAGACAAACCAGGAACAGTTACAGGTTCACAACATCTATAAATTTCAATATTTAATACGCAAGGATAACCTATATCAAATTTATCAAATCCATCAGGTCCTACCAAAACTCTTTGAGTTCTAAGTTCGTCTCTTGATACCTTTATCCAATATCTAGGATTTTTACATGGAACTGGTGTATTTATTACAACACTATCAAAATTATCCGGTCTATCGGGTCCAATCAAATCTCTGTCATCGGCACCAACATCATCCGGTAAACGTGATCCGGTTAAACCCAAATCTGTAATTCCAGAAGCGGTAACAAAATTACCAGGTCCTATTGGATTATTGAATATGGTTATACCAGCACCACCGGTTAGATCTCTTGGATCAACCATTATGCCACCACCACCTGTTATTGTTGCACCACCTGAACTAGGTGCATTTAATGGCATAAATGTCAATAAATCTGTAAAGTTCATGTATGATTCGGTGGTTGCACCGTATGGGTATGTAAGTCCTAGTCTTTGTTGTTTAAATGAGGTATTTCTATCAGCCCAATTTCCAAATGTTTCCATCAATGAAGATCTAGAACTCAAATATCTAAAATAGATATTAAATGCAGTTATGAATTTACCATATGCATCTCTTGTATCTTTAGCAGCCCGAGTTGCATTTGAGTTAGGTCCATTTGTGATAACAGACTGATCATAAGCCCTAGATGCACTGAGTTGTAAATTTCTCAATGCACTTATCACATCATCTAAACTATTTCTATTAGAATTTCTAACAGCAATCATTCCTGCTCTTACGGTATTTAAACCGTTGCCATTAAATGCACCTAATACATCTGCCATAATTTACCTTAATAATCTATTTTTATTTTAATAACAAGTTCTTTATCGAATGTCTTTGAAACCGGTTTATTTAGTTTTGCAACTGCGAGTAAATTGTAAAAATCATCATATAAACCAACAGTAGTTACATATGTTCTGGGATTATCATACATTGAAGCCCATTTCAATACATTTGAACTTCCTGAGTAAAATGTATTGTTTGATGTATAGTTAAATTCATTATTCTGTAATCTAGCGAAATAATAAGTTGAATGTAACACCTCACTCGTTTTACCACGAAAACCTAATGTTGATCTATTTGATGCAATTGCACCACTTATTGATGTAAAAAATCTACCAGCATTATCATCACCACTTGCAGTTGCAGGGTTATTTTTTGTGAAGAATGATGCAGATGCATCAAGCGCCTTTCCATTTAATACTATAACACCATAATCTGGATAAAACAATCCCCAAGGAGTTGTATCGGATGTATTAATGCCATCACCAATACTACCACTTCTGATATTATAGACACGACCACCTTGTGATGCAAGTTCTGTTGAGGAATTGCCGGAATCATCTATTAATGAAATTATTTGAGTTGGACTTGCAAGTGTTCCACCAGATGTTAATTTTGCCAAATTCAATTGCCAAGTATTAGTGTCCATTCTATCTTTATATCTAGCACGATTTATATTTATCACATAAATGTATTCGGATGTTTCATCATTAGAAAACTTAAAAAGAGTTTCACTTGCATTTAACAATAATTGTTTATATTGTGAGTATATTGCCTTTGTTGGATAGTCTAATAAATTTTGTCCGTATGATCCAGTTCCTGAACCACTACCATATATGTGTCCATATGTCATACTAAATTGTGACTCTGCACCCTGTGCATTTGATTGACTGTTGAATATCTCGTAATAATATCTTTTTTCATTACTTGATTGTGCGGAACTTGTAAAAACAGCAGTTAATGATGATTGAGCATTTGACCACAATGGTGCTGTAACAACTTCTCTTTGATTTGCAGATATTGAATCTGGTGAAAATTCTTTGTAACTAAATGCACTCATAACATTAATACTCCAATTTTACTATTATATTCAATAAGTCTCTAGTTCCCTCAAATTTTACAGGCCTATTTAATTTTGCAACTGCAATTAAATCCTTTGTATCATTGTACAAACCAATTGATGTAATATAAACTACACTCGCCTGTGGTGGTCTTGGTGGATTACCCAATGAACGCCATTCTTCTTCTTTTATTATTCCTGTTCCACGCAATTTACTGTCATTTGGAAAGTCTGGATCGGGTGATTCTTCCGGAAGAATATATGTTGGATTATTTGACGCATATCCAAATTGTGACGGCATTATATTAATATAATATGAAGATTCATTTTTTACATCAATAGAACGTGCAATGAAACCAGAATTTCTAATAGCGGCTGCACCACTTATAGATGTGAACAACTTAAATGCATTATCACCTGCAACATTACTTCCAGTTACAGTATTAAAACCCAATTCATCATTCAATTTATCTGCATCTAAAATCATCACACCCAAACTGGGATATAATATGCCATAAGTATTATCAGGATAAGATCCAGAAATACCATTTGATATACTTCCACTAACAATATATCTTGGTCTTGATATAAAATCTGGATTAGAATCTACTGCCCTTTGATTTGCGTCACCTGAATCATCTATAAGTGATATTAGTTTTGGATTTGATCCAGAAACTCTAACTCTACTTCCAGTATGAACATTGTTCGGTACACCACTGCCACTTAATCCAACTAAATGTAATTGAAAATTACCAGGATCAATTCTGTTCCCAAATTTATCCCTATTTATTGAAATTGCATAAATATGTTCAAATGGAAATATAGATCCACTTAATAAAAATCCTTCCTCATCACCATCCAAACACATTAATTTAAATTGTGAAAAGACTGACTTTGATGGTGTATCACCACTTGTTGTATCTACCGGATCCAAATATGCAGAACCAGATCCTGCCTCATGTCCGTATGCAACAGAGAACATACGTTCATCATTACAAGTTAATGATGCAGATCCCCAAACTTCATAATAATATGATTTTGAACTTGATACAGAACCGCCGGTTTGTAATGAACTAGTAAAAAATGTTTTTAATTCACTCGATACACTACCCCATAATGATTTTGCATAAGAATTTGCAACAACGTATCTTGGATCACTATTCGGATAAGTAACAGGATGAAAAATTAAATTTGCCATAATATAATCCTATAATTTTCTAATTGAAACGATATTAGAATGTATATGAAATAGGAACAACTAATCTTGAACCATATGTTTCATTTTCTAAAATAATTTTTGTTGTTTTAGTTTGTGCATCTGAATTAGCAAATGTTTTACCCAAAACTTTAAAAGTTACATCAAAAGTTGATGAGTTTGGAATCATATTACTATATTTTGTAGAATTACCAGATGGACTTGTAACCGTACCAGTTGGTAGACTTGCAGGATCTAAATCCACATATGTTGTATCTAAAATAGTAACGGAATAAGTCATTCCACTTTCTGATAATTTATCGTCTTGTGGTAAATTTTCATACTTGTAAGTTGAAAAAGTAATATCTATAAATCCCTTACCTTTTCTTGCAGAACTTTCAAACGTATATGATGTTGCATCATCTGATGTTCTCAAGTACGGTATAGATTTTGTACCAACTGGAAGAGTAATCAATTTATATTTCATTGATTGTGTTTCATCTGGAACTGCCTCTGTAATAGGCATATTTTCAATAACAACACCATAATAATTTGTACCAAGCCCGTGAAGCGGATTCCATAAATCATAATCAACCTCATCATCTGAAAGAGCAAACTGTGTAATGTTGAATGCACCTTGACCTTTTGCTAACAATTCTCTTCCCTTTTTGGTAAGAATTGCATCTACTGTTATTGTTCCGCTATTGCTTAAATAACCCATTTTAAAACTCCTTTTATTTTAATAGTATTACTTTATGACAAATAAAAACCCGATGTGGGATGTAATAATAATTCTAATATAAATATGTGTTACATTTATATTTTCTTAATTAATTACAATATATTTGGTCTTACCTTAACATATGTTTCAGTAATTACATCATTTGGTGGAATAAATGATGGAATCAATGTTTCATTTATTTCATCACCATATACCAAACTTACTTTTGATCCCAAATATCTATGATTTTGTATTCCAGTTGGTAAAGATGTTGGATTTACATAATTTGTTCCAATCAACGAATGAGTTGTTGGTGTATTATTAACATAATCAGGCATACTATAAAATACAGGTTCAAACTTTTTATAGTAACCATCATCAACATGACTGTATACTTGTTCATATGTTGCAGTTATTTTTTCTTCTGAATTGTATGACAATGATGTAACTTCATCTTTTAATGTATAATTTGATTTATTTGGTATTGTTGTTGGTGAAGATTCTATTGTAGGAGCACTCCAAAATATAGAAACATTCATATTTTCTTCGTCACTATTCAATACGGACTCTAAAACAAATTTAGCCTTTGGTTTCAAAGTAAATCTAATATCATTGGTTTTTCCAATTATTGATTTGTTATCTAAATCAAGAGTTGTTTTTATTGTATTAGATAAACCGTTTAGTATTTTATTTTGTGCAATAATAGTTGTTTTTTTAGGTTCAACATCTTTGATGTTTACGTTAAAATTCAAATCTACATCGTTTTCTATTTCATCAAATTGTGTAACAACTTCCACTTCACTTGTATATTCACCTTCTATGTCATACAATTTACTTCCAAGATCCTCATCGAAACCAATTAATACAGTTCCTTTATTGTAAGAAAATTTTGAAACAGGTTTTGGTAATTTAGATAAATCATTCGTATCTATGACATCTTGATTTATTCCAGAAAAATCTTTCAATACCGATTGTTTTGATCGTTCGAGTACATTTGGTTCAACAACAACTCCAAGTATTTCGTTTACTCTTAACGGTAAAGTCTGTCTTATTTGTTCAAATACACTAAAATCAAATGCAGAAAGTAATCTAACATAAGCAGTAAAATCATTTTTATTTTCATACTTCTGCCAATATTCCCTTGAAAACCATTTTAATCTTGGGTATTCATTTTTATTTACATTTGAGTATTCACCAAAATAATCATCTAAAATGGTATATCCAATTGCCTCGTATATGTCTTCATTTATTATGTGTTGTGGTGAAAATGCAACCATTAATTTATTTGAATCAATCGAATATCTATCAAATTGAGTTACTGTATTTGATTGGTGCATACTTAAAGGTGACAATAACGATGCAGAATCAATTCGTATTTTTTCAGTAAATGGTGTATCATTTGCAACAGAAACAACTTCCATTGTATAATTTTCTGTTATAGACTCGAATGCGTCAATATTAAATCCATAAAAAGAAGCAGTTTTTGGTGTTTCATAAAATCTATCTTTTAGTCTATTTGGATGTGTACTATTTAAACTCTGTGTTAAAGCAACATCCCAAGGATCCCAAAATTTCCATTGTGCCTGTAAATCATAAAATGAAGATGTTTGATAATTTCCATTATATGCCCTTGGAGACAATGTGTGATTATTAAAAGATGATGTACTTAAAATGTTCGACCAATATCTTAATTCATAAATAGAACCTGATAGTATCTGATTTGTTACAGGATTTGATCCAGAACCAATGTATAGTTTTCCAGTAGAAGACCAAGCTCTATTGTAGTTTGGTTCAATACTTCCAGTTATTACTATACTTGCAGATTGTTCAATTGCTATTTTTCCATATTTTCCTGTTCTCAAAACTAATTCATATTTCTGATTAACAGAATGATTATCTGCAGATCCACTACTTCTACGAATCATTATGTTTAGTGGTATATCATCAAACAAATATGTGTCATTTATAGATGCAGATTTGTAATTAGTTCCATCGCTCATATGGAATTTTAAACTACCCTTTTCAATATCAGTTCCATCGTGATGAACTGTTACGAACCAATCTAACCGACTACCACTTTGTTTTTGAAGAACTGTTTGTACAGGATCCTTTTCATAATCATATAATCTATCGGGTTCCATTTTCCAACGAAATGTCAAAGTATCTGGATACTGCCAAACTTCTTTAACATTATTAACTTTATCCCAAGGCACCTCAACATGATGTTGTCTTGTTGGTGATGGCCAACTACCAGATAAATTTAAATAATAAGTATGTTTTTCCCATTCGTATGTTGGTGGTTTACCAAAATCCGCTGTATCAGGTCCACCGTATTCTCTTATAGAAAGTAATGTTTGAGGAATACCATATGCAGCAAGTAATGCCTTTACTGCTCTACCAGTACCTTTTGTCTTGTAAACATAAGGGAGATTGTTTAACACACGTCTCCACACTTCCTTAGTTCTCTGTTCTTCCGATTTCGCTAAGTATTTATTTGTAGTTGTTCTTCCAGTCCAAATTGGTTCACCACTACCACTAACACCTAATGCATATTCCCAAAGATCCTTTGCCTGTGTACCATGTGTTAATTGCCATCCTAAATTTTTTGTAGCATGATAAATCAAATCTTGAGACATCCCATCTTTCGGGTTTTCTTTTCTTTGACTTTTTCTCAAAATATGATCAGTATACAGATACATTATATCAAAATGTTGACCAACCATATTAACAAAACTTACAAATTGTTCATTATCGTTACTATCTCTCAAGTATTCAGGTATTGATTTTTCTAAAGAATTGTAATTTTTTAAATCATAATCAGTAGCTTTATCTAATAAATCAATATACCAATTTGTTGCTTCTTCGGATATAGTTGGGTATAAATTAAATTTACCTTCTTTTGTCAATATATGATATGAACTGGCTGTAATATCCAACTCATACTTTGGATATGGTGTAATCGAAGCAAAAGATTGTGTTGTGTAGTAATTACTAGAAGTAGTTTCGTAATATAAAAACTTTTCAAAATTATCAAAACCACTTATTAATTTTTCACGTAACCCTTTTATTTTTATCTTATTTGCATTAACAGAACCAGTATATGTATCGAGTAATTCCAATTGACCATTAAATTGCTCTATTAATGATACTTTGTAGTTAAAGTTTTGAACTCTATCTTCTGCTGAAGAATAAAATATGAAATTTCTAAACTCTCTGAAATCTACGTTTAATTCTATTGATGCACTTGTACCACCAATGTATCTATTTAAAATTTCTTGTGATGTTTGAACATTAGTTGATAATAAGTCTGTCCAAGATTTGTAATCAGTTTCAGAAGAAACCCAATAGTCAGTATTTGCTTCAAAATTCGCACCCTTTATGTAAGGTATAACTTCAACTTCATCTTCTCTTAAAACCTTAACACTTTCTATTAGTGGTTTTAATATTTGTAAACCAACCCAACATTCGTAATATAAATCTATGTCTTGTGGAAGTTCATCATATAATTTTACAAAAAAGTAAGTATTGTCTCCATCAGATGTAACATTAATTACATCTACTATCATATTTTCACCAAAATTTAAAACAATTGGTGGTAAATAAACATTTGAAGAAAGATAGGATAATACAAAAGATTCTAATGAAGCTCTATTAGTTGAATTATTATTTATGAGTTTTAATTTTAATTCTCGTCTGTTTTCAGAAATATCCGATATAAAAACACGACCATCGGCCTCTTGTTCAGATGGACCACCAAGATAATTTACAAAAAAGTTGTAAACTAATTTATAGTCACCCTGAAAAAGTTTTAGTTTTGTATGTAGATGATTATGAATATCCAGTATTATATTTCTTTCAGTTGTTTGTTCTGGTTGACCATTTGCATTTTGTATGGTTCTGGTTATTGTCTGTATTTCAAATGGTAAATTGTAAAAAGATCCGTTTTCAACGTATGCCGTATTTGGTAGAAATGCATGAACTTCAACACTATTTGGATTTAGTTGTTCGTCATACTCACTCAAAACCGGAACAATTAATCGTCTTCTAGCAGAAGTTGTTAAAAATCTTGTACCTCGAATAGTCGAGTTTGTAGATAGTATTTCTTCAAGATTTGTATAATTAAAATTACTCATTATTATTTCTACTTCCACTTATTATTTCAGTTAATGCCAATAATGTAGCTAATTGAGTATCTTCAAACACTCTAGTTGATTCTTGTATTTGTTGATTCATCATATCTTCTATCATAATATTTTGTTCATCAACTATTTGTTGTGTTGAAATTATTGCATCTTGTAATGCCTGATTTTCTGCAATTGCATTTGCCCTTTCATTTGAAATTGTTGCCAAAACATTATCAAAATTGGATATAGCATCCAATTGGCCAGTTATTATTTTATCTTTTTCTTCCAATTCTCTATTAAGTTCATCAATTTGCATACTCAATGCAGCAGCACTATTTCCAGTATCATCTATTAAGTTTGCTAAATTTGATAAAAATTCTTTTTTAGCAACATCTTTGGTGAACTGTTCCATTGCATCAGGATTATTCATAATTTCTGCAGGAACTGTTACACCAGATGGAAGTGGAATCAAACCACTTATCATATCAGATTGAGCTAATAATATTTTACTTACAACAACTTCATCTGCTTTGGCAGCTTCTGGTAAGTTTTTAAATTTTACATCAATAACTTCTGAAAATTCTCCTTTTAAAAATCTACCATCAACTATTGGAAGACTAATTTTACCACGATTTAATTTTTCAGAATCAGTTGTGTAACTAATTATTTGTTCCGTTTTTTCGTCTCTTTTTAACATGATTATCTTGTAACTTTAAAATAATAATTGTTATCAAAAAATGTAACAACATCACCGCCATCTGTTTCTACTTTAACAACAATTCTATAAAATCTTTCAGGTTGAAAACTGTTCATCCAGATATTGAAATAATTTCCAGTTGAATCACAACTAATTTTTGTTCCAATGTTATCAAACGGAAGTATTATTTCATCCGTGTGTGCATCTCTAACCTCATAATATGAAGATGATGGTAGATAGTAATTTACGTTGTAATAAGATTGTGTTGAATATGTTTTTGTTGGAAATAATTTATTAGCGTGTATTCTAATTTTTGCCTTTTCATTTTGAGAATAGAATTTTTTCAATTTTAAATTTAAATTTATACCATTTTCAGGAACAGGATTTAAACTTCCAGTAGAAAATTCACTGTCATCCCAAACAACATATAATTTTGGAACATATATTGTATTGCTATCTGTTCCAAAAAACTTTAAACTTGTACTTGAATCATTAGATGTTTCAACATCATTTGAAAATTTTAATATAAACCCATCGTTTTCAATTCTTGCAGATCCCGTTATCCATCTTTTTGCAATATCGGTAACATTCATATAAACATCCGATGTTTGATAGTAAAAAGATTGTGTACATTCTAAATCATCATAATCCCACCAAGTTCCACCACCTTCATTAGTATTGTATGATGATGTAACACTAATCGATATACGATTTCCCCATACTGCGTCATCTTGAATCCAAGTTTGTGATACTTCATCCCATTCTAAACTAGATAAAGTAGGTGGTATGTCCCACATGACACCAACATTTTTTGATGTTCTATATGTCCAAGATACACCATCAGTTGTTATAGGTTTATTGTAAAATTTTCCAGTTCCGTTTATCCAAGAAGAACTAACTGGATATGCATAAACTGTGTACTCTTGTGGAATTTCTCTAGAATCAACTGTTTTTAATGAAAGATAATATTTTGCATTTTGAGATATTTTTCCAGAATTTACTTTTTGTTCTATATCATCCATATCAAATTTCATCAATATTCTACTGTTGTATATTTTTCCAGATCCAGATGTCCCTTCATATAAATGAGATAGTTCTACTAATTGATCTAAACCAGTATTTTGATGTTCTGTTTTTTCGTATATTGTTGCGTCTTTTTGCGCATATATTGTATAAATCATCCGAATGCCCTCACTCTACCGATAATATCATTTTGTGGATATTTTATTTCAAATATAGAAGGATCTAAAGATGGAAATATTATTCCGTCTTTTGTAGCAGCACCAATATTGTATGCATGTTGTGAATACCCAAGCGTTTGATCATATTTATTTACAATCTTAACATTAACAACAGTTTGTACACCTTCAACTTTATCTAATTCTGTAAATATATTACTTATTACTATTGGTTGATTTATTTGCCATCTTTTAATATCAAAGTAGTTTGAAATTCTATCAATACACCTTAAAATAACTTGATTGCTATTCTGATTTGGTATAGTCATTATATCAAATTCAACACCAATATTTATTACATATGCGTCTCTGATGTTTATGGCATCCGTTAAGATTCTATGATAATTTAAATATGTTTTAATATTTTCCTTTGTGGCATCATTTACAGTAGTTAAACGTTGGTCTCCGTCATATCCCAATACATAAAAATTTAAAGCCAAGCCATTTTGAACACGATCACTATTGTAAACAGATTCTCTTGTTAATTGTGTATCTTTTGTGATATATGCCTTTGCAATAGAACCATATCTTGAAGGCATACTGTATGCCCTTATTATGTAATCTTCTTTTGTAACTGCACGATTTTGTGATGCAAAATAAGCAAGAGCGTTTTCTCTAATTTCATTTGGAGTTTCTTCACCCTTTGCACCTTTTGCCGGTTCTGGATTTGTAACCGCAAGACTTGATATTGATTGTTCATATAAAACAGGATCTAAACCTGTTTCATCTATCAACAATACCTTACTTATTACTCTAGTTAATGTATCACTACTTACATTATCGGATAAACCATTTCCTGTTGTATAAAAAACACTCAATGTTGTATTATTTGGTGCCAATCCATATGTTTTTGTGTATAAAAAGTTTGAAGGATCTATGTCAAATGATGTTGATCTATCTATACCAACAAGGGAACTACCAACCAAATCTGGATTTGGTATCAATTCTTCATCATCAAGGTCTGAAACACCTGCACCAAAATTTATTTCATATCTAGTATCATCTATTTGTCTTGTGGAAAACCTTCTAGCAACCTTTTTTAATTTCAATAAATACGGTGTCTCATCTCTGTATGTACTCAATTGAGTATCATTTCTTGGTATATTCAATACCGGTTCAAATATAGTATCTTGTGCTAAAAATGGAACATGATACCAAACATTATTATCAGAATCAACGGCATATAAAACTTCTATCAAATCTGATTCTTCTAAAATTACACTATCGTATGGTTTTGGATTTCCAAAATCATAATCAATTTGTTGTATTGTTCCAGATGTTGCCCTTACTGATTTTTTTAATAGGAAAAATAAGACTTCACCGTTGGTATCTACTTCAAATGGTGTAACTTCTGTTGGATCAATAGAACTACTAAATTTAAAATCAACATAATCAATTGTTCTAAATTCAGTATTCGATGTCAAATCAGTATTTCCAACAATCATATCAGGTTCGATTGCAAAAGCATAATTGTAATCCGGAACAATATTACTGCCAATTTGTATCGATGGAACTATTTGAAAAACATCAAGTTTTACGTTTGAAGCAATTTTTCCTTTTGGTCTATATCCAAGTGATTGTGCAATATTTAATATGTTTGGCTTTTCTGTTGCATGTAGTATCATAGATTCCTGTAATGTAACATCGGTATAATATGATAAAACATCACCAACATAAGCTGCCATTTCTAAAAACATCATACCAGGAGATGCTTCATTAAAGTCTTGATATGTATTTGGAAAATAATTTTTTGTAAAATCTATAAGATTTTGCTTTAATGAAGAAAAATCTCTTGACAAATATCTTATATCTTTTTTAACTAAATCAGCCATTATTTAATGCCTCTGTGATGTTTAAGTTACCGGTTTCATCTATAAATATCTGTATTGGCAAATATATTCCAGTATCTACTATTTGTACAATCAATGATATTTTTATCGAATGGTCTCTTTCGTCTTCTTGTTCGTCTGCTAAATTTGCATCCAATCTACTAATAACCAAATATGGCATCCATTCTGTTATCGATGAACGAATTTCATTTTTCAATGAATCAAAAAATTCGTCTTCGGTTGATATATTTTCAAACAATAAAGTTCTTATATCTGTTCCAAATGTTGGCAACATATATCTTTCACCCTTTGCAGTTAATAGTAAATTTTTTAAGTTTGAGTATACTTGTTCTTCATTTGTATATCCTAATTTAAAAATCCCCTTTGGGTTATTAAATGGTAATAAAACACCAAGAGGTTTCGCATACTTTAAATTTGTAGCGGTATCACTATTTGGAATTACCTTTTTTCTTCTAAAATAAGACAATTTTTATCTCCCTTTCTTTTCGTCTATTTTTTTCATAAGAGCAGAATAATCTTTTGTTAAAGCATTCATAACTTCTGATGGTATTTCTGATTTAGAATAACCTTGTGGAATTGGTGTTGAACCTCTATCGTGACCAAACCCTTCTGCCATATCAGCGGTAAAACTAAATTCATCCTCCATTTCATAACTTTCCTTCAAACTTCTTTTTGTTTCTTCTAGTAATTCTTGTATTGAACCAAATTGAGTTTTTTGTGTTTTTGGTTTAACTACTTTCTTTGGCGTCTGTGTTTCGTTATACATAGAAAGACCATGTTTCAAAGTAGAAATATCATCTTTTTTTATTTGATTTTGTGTCAATTTTTTATTAAGAGCATATTCAATTTCTTCTCTTATTATTGACCGTATTTCTTGTAAAAACTTTTTTGAATCCATATAAAATTCCATTAAATAATAACAATTCTAACATATAAATATCTATTTTACACAAATACTCACCAAACTATTGCATTTGGAAATCCTGGATATCCAGTTGGAACAACAACTTTATTATTTATTATCAAAGAAGTTGATGTTCCACTATCCAAAAATACAGCGTGTTTAACATTTCCCAAGTCATAAACTTTATTTCTTGGTATTATGTAATTTGTTGATTTCGCGTAAATGTAAACGAAAAAAGTTCCATCGTAAAAAGTTCCTATTATTGTCCTTCTTGCCGGTTTCTTTGGAGAATACATTTTGTCTTTAGAACCATCTAATATACCAACAGGAGTTACTGAAACTATGTACTTTGCATTTGTTGGTAATGTTGGTTTATTTTTTACAACATGAAATTGATTATTTTCTATGTAAGCAATATGTGGAACTGATCCTCTACCATTTTTATAGAAAGGATCATAATGTCTATCATCTTTATACGGTCCAACCCACCAAGGATAATGATAATCAAAAAATGAACAATTTATTCCATTTTTTTTACCAGAAAGTCTGATAAGTTCTGGCAATGGGAGTAAATTTAAGTTTTTACTTATTTTTGATTTATTGTCATTTGGAACTTCTGGTGCAAAAAACTTAACGTCCTTTACCTTGAGTTTAACCAAATACTCCACACCAGGAACAAGTTCTATTACACCATCCATTATAGTTTTCCATTAAATGATAATAAATCAAAACTATAAATATCATTGCCAAACCAAAAAGTTTGGAAATGTCTTATATCCTGGTTTTACAATCGTTTTTCCACCATAGAATAAACAAGTAGAACCTCCACTATCTAAAAATGCAGAATCTTTTATTCCTGGTAATTTTAATAGTTTTTTAACTGCATCGTATCTTGTTAAATATTGCTTCGAATCATTAGGTTTAAATATGTATACAAACATATTACCGTCATCCATATTCCCAATTATAGTCCAAGGTCTATTATCGCCACCTCTCGGTGCAATATTTTGACTACTTGCATTTGTTGCTCTAACTTTTACAGAAAATACATATTTTGAATCATTGGGAACTGGAAGATACTTTTGAGTTGCTATTTTAAAATAATTGTTGGTATCAATATATGCATAATAACCAACATCACGAGATACAGGTGTTCTCTTATATGCAGGAACACCGTCTCTTTCTACATCGGTTATAGCATCATTTTTAAATGGAGGAATGTAATGTACTCCAAATTTATTTTTACTTGCACTCAATGTATCTTCAAAATATGAACAGTTTATACCATTTACTGCATTTGCAGCTTCTAAATATTCTTCCGGGGTATACATTTTTTTCCCAACGAGTTCAGATGGTCCAGATGTTGGTATGGTTACAATATTTACTTTTGCGGGATTAATTTTTATGAAATATTCACCTGGACTTATTTGTATGTTGTCATTAACTGGCTGAGGTGCTGTGTTTATGTTTGAATTTGTAGTTGTGTTTTGTTTTGGTATAGTATTACTTTTCGACTCCATCAATCCAAGACCGTTACTCAAAGGTCCAGGATATAGAAAATATTTTTCACCTTTGCATATTGTCTGTAATCTTCTATTTATGCCTTTATCTTTGTCATGTGTAAAAATTCCATTTACAGCGTTTGCTCCTAATAAAAAATAATCAGAAGCTTTTGTCCCATTACCATCTTTTTTCTCATATCCACCATCAGTTTTGTAATATAGTTGTGCACGTGTAGCACCCAAAAGATGTGATATAGCCAAAAGACCGGCAAGTTCATCACATCTCATTGCATTTATTTTTTCTTTTGAAATTGCATTTTTTCCAGATTGCAAATATCTATAATTTAGTTTTATTAATTGTTGCATTCCAATTTCTTGTGCAATAGGGCAATTTAAATATTGAGTCAAACTACCTATTTTTAATTTTGACATTCTTCGATTATTCCAAACTTTTTTTGATTTCCAACTACCACTGGTTGTAAAAGTATCTTTAAGTGCAGTATATCTTCCAAATTGGTATCTTCCTGCATAATTGTTGTTAGAACCACCCATTATATCATATTTTGAGGTCGATTCTGATGCAGCAATTGCGGCCATAAGATTTGCAATCTGTGCAGGTGTTAATCCACCTCTACAATTATTCATTTCAACAGAATCCATTACTTTTGTTGTTGCTTGAGCACTTACACCAGGTATACAAACTGGAATTTTTAAATTGTATTTTTCTCTTAATTGTTTGCAGTTTTCTTTACTAACTTGTTCCATATCAAGTGGATTAACATAATCTTGTGATATGTATTCTGGTTCAGTTGTTTCTCCATCTAATTTAGTATCATCTTCACGTTCTGCAGAATTTGCAGTAGAACATATATTAACATCGGTAATATACGGTAATAGTTTATCGTAATATGAAGAATTTATTTTTTCAGACAGTCTTTTATCAGTTTTTGATTTTTCAATAACTCGAAAATATCTTTTAAAAATTGGAGTTGTAAATAATTTATTTGCCAATCCTGGAGATTCTCTGTATATTTCTGGTTTTGGTCCACTTTTAACCTTAGCAACTATTACAGATCCATTAACATATGTATTTGCGGTTGCTTTGGCAAATTTAGCAAAATTAGTAATTTTTACAGCAATATGGTTTCCAGATTTAATACTCGAATCACCATCGGGAATATCAGTATTACCACCAATAGTAACTATTTTTCCGTTTTCATCCATATACAATAAAACATCCGTATAACATAATGTTGAATTTGAAGCATGGTGAGGTACTGCAGAAATTGTAGCCATTGACCATTTTAAATTATTATTTATATGATTTACTAATTTTTTTCCCCTATCCGTTAATGTTCCATTTCTATTTATATGATAACCAATAATAAAAATTGCTATTGTAGAATCTTCTTTTTCTTCTAAATATTCTTCAGAATTTGAATATTTTGGATCCAACCAAATTTTACTTGGTTTAAATATTCTATTTTTTACACCAAGTTCTTTCATTTTAGACCAAGGCATAACTTCATTCCCAGGATGATTAACAAGTCTTCCTCTAGAAAGTATAGATCTATGATAAAAGTCTATATTTGTTCCTAATTTTTCTTGTAACGTAAATGCAGAATTTTTTAAACAATGCTCTGCGAATATACCAGACCATCTTGGATAATTTGCCCAAGAAGAATCTGGTACTTTATTTAAAGCATCACTATCATTTAAACCTCTACCTATTGCAAGTTTTCCTTTATTTATTATTTCAGATTCTAATATAGTCATATGTAGTTCATTTTCAGATTCATATATGTATCGTATGTTATTATTCATAACACCAGATTGATACGAATTTAAAACTATTGGAACATCTATTGGTGAGTTTATTGTAGGAACACCCTTTAGTAGTTTTTTCCAATCACCTTTTACCTCAGGTTCACCATCAGGATTTTTTTCATCTTTTGGTGGTGCCCAATATGGAATAACTGCAGAAATTAATTCTATACCTTTATCAGAAATAGTTGTTTCAAATTTTTCATATCCATAATTTGGACCAGAATTTAGACGGTATGCCCAATATCTATTATACCAAGGACCACTTTTTTTAACCATGTTTTCTAAAGTGTCTGGATAGCTAACTATTCTTTCAGATGCTGTATTTTTTGGTTTAATTTCGGGTTTTTTAGTTGAACCGGCAAAACCAAAATACACAGTTTGATTTTTTTGAATATTTTCTGATTTAATTTCAGATATATCATTAATCTGCATCGTTACACCAGGACCATTATCTCTTTGCATCCAGAATTTCTTTTCACTTTTTATTTTTTGTGCCTCTTCCGGTAATGCCTTTATTATTATTGGTGTTGCACCTATTCCAGTTATAGAATATGTTTTTAATCTCTCCTCCAACTGTTTTTGGGCTCTATCAGATGTACCCATTAAACCTTCTTCCAAACCACTCTTTGAGTTGTCATCCGTTTTTATCTTTTCTGTATAAGTTATTGGTAGAATGTAATATCTGTGATTATACTTATTAGAACTAAATTGTGGTTTTTCATTTTTTGTTGGTGGTATTGCATCTTTTTTTATATTACCGGCATTAGCAGCAGCTGCATTTGATTTTCTAACCGCAGGCCTTTTCTCGTTAGTTTCACATTTATCAGATTGACTGGTTACGGGTCCTTTAGATTTTGGTTCTTTTGTTGTTGTGGTTAATGAATTATTCAACTGCCCTTCTAATATATTACCAAATTCAGACTTTTTAGATATATCTGGATTTGCTTTAGTATTTGAAGCAGGTGTTTGTATTTTTATTTTTGCACTACCATCTTTATTAACAGTAATGTTATTTTTTATCCAATTTGCTGTTGCATTTACAGTTCCTGCATGATTGCCACTATGAGGGACATTATTTGCAGACGGTAACAATGATTCATATTCTTTAACAACCTTTAATAATTGCCCATCACCATTTTTTCTTTTATCGTTTCTTGTAGAATGAACGTATACAAGTTTTGATGAAACAGGTTTTCCGTTTTTATCTTTTGTGGTTAATGATGTTATTAAATTTTTATTTGACGTATAATTTCCTTTATACGTTGGAATTGCAGCGCCTGAACTAAAAACTAAATCCCAATTCTCCTTTGGATAGATATTTTCCAAGTATTCTGCACCTAATGAATATCCAACGAGTATTTTTTTAGACGGATTTATACCTTTTGATTTTAGTATAGATTTGCATTCATCCCATGCTTGAGAAACTTTTCCATCCTGTGTTCTATTAATATTATAGATATTAAAATCTTTTAGAGTGTCAAAACCAAGTGATTTCATATAATTTCCTGGTTTTTCTCCACCAATATCCTTTCCACCTATAATAAAAATAAGTGGAGCGTTTTTATTTAATCGTGATTCTATAAATTCACCATATGCCATATAATCTCTCTAGTATTAATTAACTTCAGTTTCAAAGTCTGCACCTTTGGTACCAGTGGGGTTGTAGAATCCATTTAGAAGTGATTTTAATTCTATTAATGGGTTTCCATCTCTAGAAGGTTTTTTAGTCCATTCTAAATTTTCATTTAATGCAGGATTAACAAACAATTCGTGCCATTTTGATTTTGTTGGAAATGGTCGTGGAGCAACTTTATATGCTGTTGATTTTGGATTGCCAACATGACAATGATTGAGTCCACCTTTGGTTTGCCGAGCATAATAATTACCACGTTTGTAATATTTCAAGCTTAAATCATCTGAAGCGTTTCCTTCGATGGTGACTATCGACTTATCTTCTGTAACCAATAGAACTATACCAGCGTGACCACAGTTATCCTCATCTGATTGTGATCTAAAAAATATAGATCCAACTGTTGGTTCCCATGAGGCAGGAGCACCCCAATTCGTAACTTGAAGTGTAGCAGAAGCAGAGGATTGTGAATTTCTTGTAAATGGAATTTTATTTGGATTGTTTTTATACGAATTTATAGAAACAAGCGTACCTTTATCATTTTTAGTTTTGTGTTTTACTTCTAAACTTGCCATTGCAAAACAATATATCACACTAAGCGTTTCTGCACACCAATGAGTTTCTGTTCTATGAGATCCTGGATAGTTTTTTATTTTACTCGAATCCTTATCAATCATTCCTTCATAAAATTTTTTTAACCTTCTTTGTGGTGGAAACCCTTTCATATCAGAATGCATTCCAAACGATGGATCATTTGGATATTCATAATTTGAATAAAATGCATCAGTGTCCAGAATAAGTTCCCATTTTCTTTTTCTTGCCCTACCATTCTCGTCTTTTAATTTTTTATCTTTATCGGTTAATGGTTGCCACTTTAACATATCAATTGCAACCCATACAACTTCTTTTTGTAAATCATTCAAACCTGTTGCATCCGGATCTGTACAGTTTAGTTTTTCAGCAGATTCTGCTCCTTCGAGTCCATCTGACTGTTGATCCGATTCTTCACCAGTTGCTTCTTCTGCCGGTTCGTCTGTTGCACAATGCTCACCGTTTTTTAAACCATTAGCACTATTTCTATTTTTGGAAGCATCTGTTGCAGTATCTGCAGGATTATCAGGTTTACCTGGTATATTTTCCTGTTTTCCATCTTTGACATCACTGGTATCTATACCTTTTTTTGTTGCGTCTTTTTGAAAATCAGTATCAAATCCAGTTCCACTATCATCATCTACGGTATCTACATTTGAATCTATTTCTTCAGTTTCTTCTGTTTTTGAACCATCATTTTGAGTTGTTGTTTTTGTTGTAACCGTACCATTTGGCGTTGATGTTACACTAACACCAGTTTGATTTTTTGTATTTTGTTTTTGTTGATTTGCTTTGTTAAGTTCTTCTATTTCTGTTGAATATCGTTTTCGTATTGCTTCCCTTAATTTTTTAAAATTTAAACGTTCCAATTCTTGCTCGGTTAATTCTTCATCAACGTTTTCCATTTCATTTATTATTATACCAGACATTTATATCTCCAAAGAAATTAAGCAATAACTTTTATGTTTTCATCGAGTTGTAACTTCAATCTAATATTATATTCATCTAACATTTTTCCATTTATTTGATTATTTGCAATAAATGATGCCTTTGAATATAATTTTGGTAATTCATTTCCCGTTACAATAAAAGAACTATCAGTTAGATAATTTCTACTAACATTCAACTCACCATATACAGTCATATTAGAATACATATTATCTATTAAATTATTTGAAAAATTTATGTTACCGTTTACAAAAAGGTTTATTTGTTGGCCTGTATTTGGCAAGGAATGTAATGATTTTAATTTATTATTAGAAACATCAACATTATTCACAGTAAACATACCTTTTAAATTTTCTAATTGATTATTCATTGCATAATATGTACCATATACATTATTTGGTCCACCAATCAAATCAACTAAACTATTATTAGAACAATCAAAATTACCATTAACTGTTTCTGGTGAATTTTGCAATGAAGTTAGATTCATATTTTTACATATAAAATTTCCTAAAACTCTATGTATTTTAATTGGTATAGAGTTTAATGGGTTTCCATCCTTATCTTTTTTTCCAGTTAGTGTTATGCTACCATTGTAAATATATGGTGGTGTAATTTTACCTTGTGAATCTTTTTGAAATAAATTTAAATCTAATTCTAGATAATCCGGAAATGGATTATCCGATGAATCTTGTGTTGATTTTTTATTATCAATTTCGGATAACATTTCATTAATAGATTTTGTACCAACTTCTTCATATTCAAATCTATCAACATCATCTCCAGAATTTTTCATAGAATATGCAGCTTCTAATGCAGATTCATATTGGTCATCGGTTATTCCATGTTGTTCCTTATAGTCCTTGATGGTATCGGAATTTTTTGATTGCTGCATTTCTAAAGTTTCAACATGATTTAGCAATGATTCTGTATAAGATTTTGAAAGTTCATCTAATTTTTTGTATTCTTTTAATTTATTAATAACTTCTTTAAATTTAGCAACACCACCTTTGTCATCAGTGAATCCCATTGATACTGCCGCAACTTTTTGGATTCTGTAATCCAATTTATCAAAATTTTCCATAAATTTTGTATTACCAGATGTATTATTATCCATCAACTCAGAATTTGGTTCACTTATCACCTCATAATTTATTATAGGTTGTTGTGGATCTCTGCCTGATTTAGTGGCTGCATTATCTAATTCTCTTACAAAATCACTAAATACGTTGTTGTATTTCATACCCATTATTTTTTTTATATCTCTATTCGTTGGGTTTTGGAAATTAAATCCGGATTTATTTGGTAATAAAACAATATTGTTACCTAAATTATTTTTTAAAAATTCAACAAAAAATTGACCATTGGGTAATTTCAATTCGTAAATAGAATATGGTATACCATTATATCTAACAATACCATCTTTTGAAATTTCTATACCCTTTTCTTCTATTATTTTTTTTCTTTCAATTGCCTTTTGTCTCATATCATTTACAGTTGTTTTTGTAAATGAACTTTCCCAAAATGTTCTATCATTTTTTGATATTTGATCAAAACTATAAAAATACCCACTTGTTGTTGGTAATGGTTCTTGTATGGTGGATGTGAAAGATTCAACAACAACTTTGGGTTTTCTAGCAGGCGGGTATTCTGGTGGAGCACTACCAACTGGTTGGCTAGGTCTTAAATTTGGCAAATTTCCAACTTGTATCTCTAATAAATCAAATACATCATATTCAAACAAATATACTATCAATTCTGGTTTAGTTATACCACCCTTTACTCCCTCGACTTCTGTTAATTGAAATGATGCTTGGAAATCATCACTCGAAATAGTTGGTGGATTTGTTATTTTTATTATACTCTCTGGTTTAGTAAATTTTCCCAACATTTTTTCAAACTCTGGTTTTAAATTAGATTGAGCCATCTGTATTGCCTTGTCCTTTACAGATTTTGAATTTGACATTAAATCTACTGATGTTTTCATGGAATCTTTTAAAACATCCATATTTGGTAAAAAATTATTTTCCATAATTTTTTGTTTTACAGTTTCATCTAATTTATCAAATTTTGCCATATCCTTAATATCTGCAAGTATTTTTACGGAATCTTTCGATTTAACCATATTTTCTATTTCTGTTGCATTTATTCCAATTTTTGCACCAAGATTACTTAACAAATCTTTATTTAGCAAATCTTTTGTTAAGTTTTTTTCTGTTATTTTATCAAGTAATTGTTTTTTAATTTCAGAAGGATTTGAAGTATCTATTCCAGATAAAGATATTCCATCGGTAATTTCGTTTATTGAACCTAATTTATTGACATCTAAACCCAATGAAGATGCAACTGTTGATAATTTTACATCACCTAAATCTGACAAGGACACATTTTTATATTTCTCCTTGACATCATTCATAACAACTGATGTATTCTTTATGTTATTTTGTACATTTTCTTTTTCTTTTTCAATGGTAGTACCAACTACCCCTTTAAACATACCTTTTATATCTGCCATATTTTAACTCCAACCAATAATTTAAATTATGGTATTCCTAAAACTTTCAAACTTCCATCAGAAGTTCCATCCCAGTTTTCTTGAATCCATTTATAGTCTAATGGTTTTTTAGATACTTGATTGTCAATATGTACACTGTTTGTTATAGTCAAAACACGTGTTTCTCTTTTAATAATTTCATTTGTTAAATTACACGATGATATGAATAAATGACCTATTGACTTATTTTCTCTTAGTCCTTTCAAAGATGTAAGTTTTTTGTTTTGATCAACTCTATAAGTTTCTATATTACTTGTTGGACCACCAACAAGATTTGTCAAATTGTTATTTGTTGCAGAAAATTCTATATTTACTATTATAGGTCCTCCATTAAGACTTACCAATCCTGAAAAATCAACTTTATATCTATCTGCAATCTCAGGACCATCTACCAAATCATCTAAATTATTATTTGATGCATCAAAATCGATAACACTATATGGAGAATTTTTTAATGTAACCAAACCCATTCCGGAGCAATCAAACTTACCACCAACTTTACCAAATGGAACTGGAATTTCCATTAATTTATCCACACCAGGAATTTTTGAGTTTCTTAAATCAATATCACCTTCATAATTTAAATTACCTTCTTCATCAAAACTAACCATATCTATATCAGAAATTCCCAATTGTCTAAATGTTATCCCATTCGGATAATTTTGGTTTTTACTATCTGGTATCATCGTATCCAGTGTAAAATCAGTTAATTCCCCATCAACAGTTTCATTTGCAGTGTTTTCTTCTGGAACCGTATCTGGAATATCTTCATTGTTGATTTCACTATTAATTTCTTGTAAGTCTTCAAGTATTTTTTGTTTTTGTTTTTCTATATCATCTATTTTTGCAGTTAAAGTTACAACATTAGTTGGATCAGCAACAATTTTTTCAGTTTGTGGTAAATAATCACTGGTTGACATTAAATCTTGTTCTGAAGGCATTGGTTTTACATATCCCTCATTATTTTTACTTCTGTCTTTAGCTTCAGCGGCAGCATCTGATTTTGGTCCACCACCCTTTTCATTTACAAAAACCAAATCACTTGGTAATTTTTTTATTTTTGATCTTAAACTTTTTACTTTTCCTTGTAATGAAGTAAATGCTCCTGCATTTATAGGAGGACCAGTTGGTCCAGTATTTGATGTATGAGTCTCTTGTGCAATATGTCCTAATGCAGAATAAAACAAATCACATAAATCTGCTAACCAATTCATAGTAACGTCACCAAGTAAAACAGGATGAACTGCGTTTACACCGATGTTTACTCTTGATGATTCCATTTCGATAACATCTTTACCATCTATAGCAATACCTTTCATAGATGAAAGTCCTATACCCTCAGCTGAAAATATCGCAGTTTCTTGTTTTTTTGAATTTAGTATTAATCTATCCGAAGATATTATTATCTGATTACCTGCAAATTCATTTTTGTTGTGCAAATCTACGGATCTATTTTTAACAGATGGTGTAAATTCACTTCCAGGTGTAAACTTAACTGCCTGTCCAGATGTCATCCATATCGTAGAATCATCTTTGTCAATTTCTTCTTGTATAAAATCGTTGAATGGTTTATCGGTTGGGTTTGTTCCATTTGATATAATTAACACAGGATTACCGACTGCACCCAATCCACTTTTCCAATGCGGTTTAACGGGATAATTCCTAGTTTCATCTATGGTAGATCCTAATCTTATTGAATTTCCAAATCTACCTTCGAGTATTACATCTCCTGGATAAGGTTGAATTGGGTATACATCAATTCTTTCGCCAAATTTTGAATCGATTGTATCTTGCAATTGCAATCTTTCTTTTACTTTATTTGTAATACCATCGGATGCATTATCTCTCGTATTTTTATCTCTACCATCTGCACCATCTGGAAGAAATGATGTTACACCAGGAATACCATTATGATGAACAGAACTTTGTATAGAAACAGGATTTGTATAATAATATTCTTTAGATGGTCTCCCTGCACTATTGTATGCAGTTGGTCCTTTTGTTATGAAAACAACTTCGCCTTTTATTGGAATATTTTTTATATTAGCATCAAGTGGTCTTGCAGTTACAACATCGCGTGTTGCTTGAGAACCATATGGTGCTAACATTTTACAGGTGACAGAATACAACTTCTCACGATTTTCACCAAAATAATCTACATCAACTACTTCGGCAGCAACAAGTTCATATTCAAAACCATCAATTATTGTTTTTTGGTAATTTAGTCCCAATTTCTTCTTCCGTTTGTTCTTGTTGAATTTCTTGTATACCCTTTAATAGAGATTCTTTTTCTTCATCAGTCAAGAACGAAGAAGATTCTTCGTTATTATTTCCCATTGCACGTTGAATGACTGCTGCCAATTTAACTAAATGTTCATCATTCTTAACTGAAACTTCTATAAAATCTTTTATTGCTGGAACAAGAATAGCAGCATCACTTATGTTATTTAACATAGGTTTTAAATCAGCAATAAGTAAATTTATCTGACGATCTTTTTTCTTCTGATTATCGTAAATATCTTTCAATAAATCAGAAAATTTCTTATTACCAAATATTTCATCATCAAATTTCATATCTATAAATATCAATTGTTAATAATATATTGAATATCATACCAAGACATTTTTTCTATGTTTTTGCCGGATTGATATTCAAAATACAATTTGCCATAAATTGTTTTTATTTTGTTTATTACACTTGTAATATATTGTGATCCAACACCCGTTCTTTCTCTAACAAGTATGTATATTGCCTTTTTATTATAGTTTTCTATATTTTCTCTTGTTTTAAAAAGATATAGTATAGAATCTGCAACTTGTATATCCCTTTGTTTAGAAAAAAATAATGGAAGATATTTTTCAACAACATTAACAAAAATATCTATAAAGTCTTTTTTTTCTTCTATCGAATCATATCTAACTTTTTCGTTTACAATATTTCTCTCTAAATCTATTGCTCCAATATCTTGACTACGTTTGAAATGATAATAGTTTTTGTTATTCTCAGCAATAAGATAATTTTTAGCAACAATAGAAAAATACGAAAATGCCTTACCATTTTCTGCCTTATACTTTTTAATTTTTTCGTGAAGAAATGAAATTACTTCATGCTTCACATCTTCATGTGATACATCAAAATTGTAAAACTTAAAACGATGTATCATAATTTCCGCTAATTTGTAGAATGCAGGATGAATCTTTTTTGTGTATATTAAATTTCTTTGAAATTCATCATCTATTGTGTTATAGATTACTATTGCATCTTCTGTTTCTTGTGTAAAGTAAACATTTGGTTTTTTAGGACTACGTTTTTGTTTCATAACCAACCTTCCCTTTCAAATGAAACTTCTGATTTTTTTTGGTTTTCGAGAATACTTCTCTTTTCATCGTCTATTGGGTTTTCACCAAAATAAACTGCAATATCATTCATAATATCTTTCATTTCTTTGAAGAAATATCCAGTTTCATCGTCTGCCTCAAATGAACCAATCCTATCCAATTGTCTTAAATACGATTGTTGTGACCGTATTCTGTTTCGCAATTCTGTTAAAAATTTTTCATTCTCTAATAGTGCATCAACACTATCTTGTGCCATTTCGTCTAACTGATCAAACTTTCTTGTTAAATTTATATTAACAAAAATTGAAATACCCAGACATATAGTTAATACAATTATTGTTATCATCATATTAACCCCTCTTATGTTTTGGTGGAATTATTACATCAATAACTCCAAGATTTAGAGCATCAGATGGTGTAATGTAATAATCTTTTATTGTAACATTTTTCCAAAATTCTATATCTTTGTTTGAATTTGATTTTAGTATTTCCAAAAGTATTTCTTCCAATTTTTCCATGTGTTGAACATTTGCTTTCATATCGGAAGATTTACCATAAATATCGGAACTAATTTCATGGAACATGATAGTTGAATATTGTGATGCCAAACGAACACCTGTTCCAGCACAAAGAATAAGAGCGGCAGCAGACATTGCCCTACCTCTACAAATCGTATTAACTTTTATATCAAGACTTTGCATATAATCAATTATACCGAGTGCTTCATATACAGAACCACCATCAGAATTGATGATTAAATTTATTGGATCGTTTTTATGCTCTTCTTTTCTCATGTGCATTATTGCACGAATACGAGTTATTATATCATATAATGATCCATCCATTATTTCACCAAACAACAGAACTGTTGATGCCTCAACATCAATTCCGTAATCCATCTGTGTTGTTGCTTCTTTCCATCTAACTGGAATGTCATTTTCATTTTCTTTTGATTTATTGTTAGTTTTTTCTTTTTCAACAACTTCTTCGCCATCATAAAAATCGTTCATAACAGAACTCCTGGTTAAAATACAATAATGACATTACTATAAAGATACTCCTCTCCTATATCCTAAATCAGGTTTAGTCGGTTCTTCATAGAATGACCTTTCAATTTCATTTTGTTCTAATATAACATTTTCTTCCGTTATTACCAAAGGTTTTTTTTCTTTTTTTGATTTTTGTTTTTTATTAACAACAACATCTTGTATTTTAATTTCATCGGATGGTAATATAACATCTACAACATCTTCCGTAACTTTTTCTTTTTTAAGTGGTGGTGGAGAATTATCATCTTCCGGTAGAATTTGTTTTTCCAATTCCTTATGTCTTAAATGATTTGCTGCAATTACCAAACTAACTGCAAGTGGATCAAATACTGAAACTAATACTAATATGAACCAATTTACAATGATGTCCATAGGAGCACCAGTTAATCTACTCAAATACAATAATGGTCCTATCTCTGATGTAAATGTTGAATTTTCAAGAACAAGTTTTTCTTGTTCTAATTTAGCAACACTATCAGATAAACCAATAGATCTTTGATTTAGTTCCGATATTTCTTTGTTTAATGTTTGAGTGGAATTATCAACAGATTGGATATTTTTTTGCAAACCCTTTGTGCCCTTCTTCTGTGTTAATTGGTTATTCAGAGAATTTTCTTGTGACAATCTTAATTGATCATAAGATGATATTCTCTGCCCCTTTTGCTTTACAAGAGTGTCTATTTGTGATTTTTGTTCAAGGAAGATTTCTTTCTTCTTATCAATCAATGCAATTTTATTTTGTGTCTCGTATATTTCTTTTGCAGTTTCTTGATATGAATTGGTAAGATACCCATAAACACCAACCGATGTTAATACCATAAGAATAACAGCGGAAGACATCAGATATATTTTGAAAGCAGTTTTGAGAGTTTTGTAGTGGTCATGCAGGAATGTGATAACCACTAATTTTGAAAATTCTAACATTCCGGCCATCCCCACGATTGACCAAGAACCACCAGAAAATAATTTAGATATACCGTAAACAGAATAATAACCTGAAAATACTGCTAATCCGATAGCACAAAACCAGATTAGATTTTTCAGAGAGAATAATTTGTATGACATTTATATCCCAATCATTGTTCATAAATACATACAGATAAATATGAACTTTTGGGATTTTGAGTTAGATTCCGTATTCTGTTAGGTATCGTTTGAGAGCCAGCTCTTTTGCTTTACATTCTAACATAATATCAAGGTCATGTCCGTATGTGTTGATTTTTTCCAATATGTAGTCTGCATGAGCTTGTGGTTTTTCTTTTGGATTACCAGTCTCTTTAAGTCTTGATGAAGAATAATGAACTGCCGGTGTAATACCTTCTGGCCACGTTGAAATGGCAAGTTCAAGTGCTTGTTGTTCAGTCAAATCGCCAGTGCAGAATTGGTGGTGGTGATAGTCAAATACAATGGGAATATCACAACATTCGTGAATTTTCATAAGGTCTTTAACTGAATACATATTTGGTTTATCATCATTCTCAATCGTAAGTCTTGAACGAACACTATGAGAAAGTAATTGAAAGTTTTGACACCAACGGTCAAGTGATGCGGTTTTGTCACCATAAACACCATTGCAATGTATATTGATTTTGTTGTATGGTGTATGTGATAATCCCATCATATCAAATACTCTACCATGTAGTTCCAAATCAATTATTGTATTCTTGACAACATCTGGATTTGGTGAACATAAAACATTAAATGGACCAGGATGACATGATAGACGGACACCATGTTCTTTTGCATAGTCACCAATTCGTTTGAGAACAATTTTTATTTTATCAATATCTTTAAGTTCTTCTAAATCATATTCAGAACCCCAAGGAAATACATTAGAAGATGTGCGGAATAAGTAAATACCGTTTTGAACATTCCATTTGATAATTTTTTCCATATCAACAACATTCAGATAAGCAAGTTCAGAACAGTAGTCTAAACCTTTTTGTAGAAATGTTTTTTTAATCATGGAACGGTTGGTAGTGATTTTATCTTTTGATAAAGTCATATTGATACAGGCATATCCGAGTTTCATAGGTTGGCGTTAATGTTTAATGAATAATATACCAATATACGAAATTTACAAATACGATCAAAATTATTTTACTTTATGACCGTAAAACTCAGATAGACTATCGTGCATACCATTTGTATCAAATTGGTTGGCAACAATTTGTTGGCATCTTTTTTGGAACAATTCGATATGGTCTCCCCATCTACTTTCAAAAAGATGATATGTTTTATTTTCGTAAAGTGTTCCTATACCATAATATCCATAATTCGATAATCTCCACACTCCATCTTTCTTTGGAACTCCATCGTATTTTGTTGGGTATAAACAACGGTATCTTTTCCCCATTTCCTCGGCAATATGACTAATTTCTTCAGCAACATCTGAACGAATTGTTGGGTAGAATGTTGGTTTACCAAGAAGTTCATAACAAGATTTTGTTATTACAAAGAATGACGGAGCAACGAATACATGAGTTTTTGGATGTATGTGATTTGATACTTGTGCATTTCCAAACAAACTATCGTTTTCAGTAACATAATGAATTGCTTCGTCATAAACCTCACGATTAAGTGGAACACAATCAATGTCAAAAAATACATAAACGTCTGCGTCAGTGTTACGGCAAACTGCATTCATCCACAAACCATGTTCTATATTCATATTGTGATATTCAACAGGAATATCAAAATGTTTCATAACTTGTTTATGGGATTGTAGTATTCCATCATCCACATTATCCCAATGAAGTGTATTAACAGAAATTTTCATAACATAACCTTTTGTATAAAAAAACCCCTACAAAATGTAGGGGCTATTAGGGGTTTACCCTTTCCATTCCGAACAATGGATCATGGTTTTTGTGTTCTTTCACATGGAAGATTACCAGTTGCCTTCCAAATGTTCCAAAGTGTAAGTTGGTCTTTTCTTAATAAAACCTCAATACTGATATGTGTATTTTTTATACATACTGAGATTTTTTCTTTATATTCTTTTTCCAAATCTCTTTGTGTCTGACGAAATTCAAAAGTGATTATTTCTATTTCTTTTTTGATTTCATCTGTTTTTTGAACACCACGATATTTTTGTAATTTTGATTGGTATTCTTCACGAAGTGTTTTAACTGATTCTTGAAATTCTTTTCTACATTCAATACTACATTGTTTTTCTTCTCTCAAAATCAATCGTATTACACTATCTTGTTCTCTTGTTAATCTCAAACAAGGCAATACTTGTTCAATAGGAATACGTCTTTTAACCGTATCTTTTTGAATAGGTGTTCTCTTTTCAAAAATAGTTGTATCTGGCGTTGGTAGTGGATTTTCATTACATCCAATTACAATCATAGATAAACTTGCAATTACCAACAATAAAAACTTTTTCATATGTTTCTCCAAACTTAAAAACATTAGTTATAGATATAATTATCCTTTCAACACCTTTTTTACCGGTTTTTTTGTTTTTTTAACTTTTTCCTTAGCAACTTTAGCATTATGTTCTTTTACGAATTTTTTTACGTTATCTCTTTCTATTTCATCAGCGTGTTGATGAATAGCTTTGATAATAACTTTCTTGTCTTCTAACTCTGTCAATACTTCCGTAAATTTATTACGATAATATAACCAAACACCACCACCACCGATTAAGAATGGAATTACAGATTGCAACACAATTGCAATGATTTGTTCATACATAACTAACTCCTTATTGTTTTGTAACATGAAAAATAAATTGATCATCTTTTAATTTTTTAGCCGTTACTGTTTCATATTCAGCAACTAAATGTGAAAATAAATATAACATACTATATTGAAATGTTTCAGAAAAAGTTTCCTTTAAAGTAAAAATTACATTATCAGAAAAATTGAAACACTCTTTTATTACAGTATCTATGTATTGATACTGTCTTTCACTATAAATTGGTTTATCAAAAACACCAGTTATTAATGTCCAATTATACCGTTCATCATCTATATTATCAATATGTTCTTGCATACTTTCTTGAACAGAAATCCATGGCATAGTTCTTTCCATTGGTTCAAAATCTGTAAAAAATGTCTTTACTTCATCCTTTGAATCAACCGCCGTATATTGTACGTCAAGTTGTAATTCATCTAGTT